GGGGGGGGGGCGTTGAAATCGCTGGGGCAAACGTCCGCCAGAGACCGCGGGGAGAATCGAGTGAAATGCCCGCGAAAGTCGGCAAGGGGGTTAGGGGACAGTGGCGAGGACGGGCAGGCCGCCCAAACCCACCCAACTGAAGATCCTGGAGGGCAACAGAGGCAAGCGCCGGCTGCCGGCAGACGAGCCGCGGCCGCAACCCGGCGTGCCGACGCGGCCGAAATGGCTGCTGCCGGAGGCCAAGCGTGAATGGACGCGCCTTGTGCCGGAGCTCGAGCGCCTGGGGTTGCTCACCCGCATCGACCGGGCCGCCTTGGCCGCCTACTGCCAATGCTGGGCTCGCTACGTCGAGGCCGAGCGGGACATCAACGACAACGGGATCACCTTCGTCACGGACAAGGGCTACGAGGGACCGCGGCCGGCGGTCGGCCTCGCGGTCAAGATGCTCGACAAAATGTCGCTGTTCATGAGCAAATTCGGTCTGTCGCCGGCTGATCGGGTGAAGCTGGCCACGCCGGAGAAGAAAGGGGACGACCTGGATGCCCTTCTCGGCTGAGGCGGCCAACAGAGCAATAAACTTCTTCGAGCGGGTGCTCTGCCACATCGACGGCGAGTGGGCGGGCAAGCCGTTCCTGCTGATGGACTGGCAGAAGGAGATGCTCGGCCGGCTGTTCGGCACGCTGCGCGATGACGGCCTGCGCCAGTACCGGACGTGCTACGTCGAGATCCCGCGCAAGAACGGCAAGTCGGAGACGGCCGCCGGTATCGCGCTCTACCTCCTCTTTGCCGACGGCGAGGAAGGGGCGCAGGTCTACGGTGCGGCCGGCGACCGCGACCAGGCCAGCATCGTCTACCGCGTGGCGGCCGAGATGGTGCGTCGCTCGCCCGTGCTGGCCAAGCGCGCGAAAGTGCTCGACTCGGTCAAGCGCGTGGTGGTGCCCGCCACCGCTTCCTTCTACCGTGCGATACCCGCCGACGCCGCAGGGTCGCACGGCTTCAATGCCTCGGGGGTGATCGTCGACGAGGTCCACGTCCAGCCGAACCGCGACCTCATCGACGTGCTGAACACCTCCACCGGCGCCCGCAGGCAGCCCTTGACGTTCTACATCACGACGGCCGGCTACGACCGCCACTCCATCTGCTACGAGCTGCACGACTACGCGCTGAAGGTGCAGAAGGGCGTGATCGACGACCCGACCTTCCTGCCGGTGATCTACGCCGCCGACGAGGCGGACGATTGGAAAGCGCCCGCAGTCTGGGCGAAGTGCAATCCCTCGCTCGGCGTGACGATCAAGACCGACTACCTGGAGCGCGAGTGCAAACGGGCCCAGGAGACGCCAGCCTATGAGAACACCTTCCGCCGGCTGCATACCAACCAGTGGACCAACCAGGAGACGCGCTGGCTGCCGCTGGACAAGTGGGACGAGTGCGCGGGCGCCGTCGACCCGGCCCGGTTGGAGGGCTGCCGCTGCTGGGGCGGCCTCGACCTGGCGAGCACCGAGGACGTGACCGCGCTCGTGCTCGTCTTCCCGGACGAGGACGGCGGCTACGACGTGCTGCCCTTCTTCTGGATTCCCGCGGACACGATCGAGAAGCGCAGCCGCCGGGACCGCGTTCCCTACGACGTCTGGGCCCGGCAGGGGCTGGTCTTCACCACGCCCGGCAACTCCTGCGACTACGCCTTCATCCGCGCCAAGTTGAACGAGCTGGCCGACCGCTTCGACATCGTCGACGTCGGCCTCGACCCGTGGAACGCGCGTCAGCTGGGGCAGGAGTTGATGGACGACGGCTTCGAGATCGTCGACTTCCGCCAGGGCTACGCCTCGATGAGCGCGCCGACGAAGGAATTGCTGCGCCTCGTACTGGCGGGGAAGCTCCGCCACGGCGGGCACCCGGTGCTCAGGTGGATGGCCGACAACATGGTCGTCACCCAGGACCCGGCGGGCAACCTCAAGCCGGCGAAGGATAGGTCAACCGAGAAGATCGACGGCATGGTGGCGCTGATTATGGCCATCGACCGGGCGACCCGGCGCGGGCCGGAAAAGCGGAGTGTCTACGAATCGCGCGGCGTGGTGGCAGTGTGATGTGGGAGTGGTTGCTCGGTCCGTCCTACCCGACGCTGAAGCGGGTCATCGTCAACACGAAGACCGGCCGCGCCTTCCGGGGGCTCCTCTGGGAGAGGAAGGGGCAATACCTCGTGCTAAGGGAGGCCGAGCTCCTGAAGGGACGAAACGAGACGGCGCCGATGGACGGCGAGGTCGCGATCGACGGGGCCAACGTCGACTTTTTACAGGTGGTGGGCTGAGATGGCAACGGTAATACAGAGTCTGGGTAGTCTCGCCGACTACTCGCCGGCCTGGACCGCGAGCGCCAGCTACGGCTCGCTGAGGATGTACGACCAGTACAACTACGCCTACGCCACCCTCTACCGCACGCAGCCGAACGTGCGCACCTGCGTCGACTTCTTGGCCAGGAACATCGCCCAGCTGGGCCTGCACGTCTTCCGGCGGGTCTCCGAGACCGACCGCCAGCGCCTGCGCGAGCACGGCCTGGCGCGGACCATCGCCCAGCCGAACCCATACACGACGACATACCGATTGATTGAGTCGCTCGTCGCCGACTTCGGCATCTACCACAACGCCTACTGGCTCAAGCTGGCGGCTCCGGGCGGCGGCGTTGCCCTGCTGCGCGTGCCGCCGGAGATGGTCGAGATCAAGGGGGGCCTAGGGCCCACGCTCTACACGATCAATCTCGGGGCGAAGATCATCAAGGTGCAGCCCGAGGGCATGGTCCACTTCCGCGGCTACAATCCCGAGAGCTCGATACAGGGCCTTTCGCCGCTCGAAACCCTGCGCCGCGTGCTGGCCGAGGAGTTCGCCAGCGGCGACTACCGCGAGTACTTCTGGCGCAACGCAGCGCGGATGAGCCTCATCATCGAGCGGCCGGCCGAGGCGCCCGAATGGTCGGACGCCGCGCGGGCCAGGTTCACCGCTGAGTTTGAGGCCATGTACGCAGGCGGGTCCAACAGCGGCAAGACGGTCGTGCTCGAAGAGGGGATGACGGCTAAGCCCACCACCTTCGACGCGCAGCAGTCTGAGTACCTCGGTGGCCGCAAACTGACCCGTGAAGAGGTGGCGCGTAGCTACCACATCCCACTCACGATGGTCGGCATTCTCGACCACGCGACCTTCACGAACATTAAGGATCAGCACAAGCAGCTGTACGTCGACTGTCTGGGTCCGATCAACGCGATGATTGAGCAGGAGATTGAGTTGCAGCTGCTGCCCGAGTTCGGCGACACGGAAGGCGTCTACGTCGAGTTCAACATCGCCGAAAAGCTCCAGGGCTCCTTCGAGGAACAGGCGCAGTCGTTCAGCACGATGGTCGGTCGCCCGATTATGACGGCCGACGAAGCGCGGGCGCGGATCAACCTGCCTAGTCGGGGTGGCGACGCCGACGAGCTGGCGACGCCCCTCAACGTGCTGATCGGCGGCCAGGCCAACCCGCGTGACGCGGCGCCCGACAACCCGCCCAAGGCCCTGCCGCCGGTGCGCTTCAAGGCGGACGGCGAGGTCGAGATCGACCCCACGCTGCCGCAGGTGCGCGAGCGGCATGTGGCCAAGTGGACGCAGGTGCTCGTGGCGTTTTTCCGCCGGCAACAGGCCGCCGTGATCGGGCGCGTGCGCGAGGGCGCGGAGATGGGCACCGTGTGGAACGACGGCGAGCGCTGGGACGAGGAGTTGAGCGCCGACCTGCTCAGGCTCAACACCGCCACGGCGACGGTCTGGGCGAAGTACGTCGCCGACCTCCTGGAGACCGAGCTCGACGCCGAGCGAATGGACGACTATTTGCGCGCCGTCGCCGCGAACAGCGCCGGGCGCATCAACGCCACCACGCGCGACCAGATCGCGGCGGCCCTCCTCGACGAGGCACCCAAAGAGGCGGTCAAGGGAATCTTCGAGCACGCCCGCCAGGTGCGCGCCGAGGGCATCGCCCGCTCGGGAGTGACCGGCAGCGCTAACTTCGGCAGCCACGAGGGCGCTAGGCAGGGCGGGCTCAAGACGAAGGCCTGGCAGGTCAACTCGGCTAACCCACGCGAGGCGCATGCGGCGCTGAACGGCGAGACGGTCGGCATCGGCGATCGGTTTTCGAATGGCATGCGGTGGCCCGGCGACCCGGTAGGAGGGCCTGAGAATAACGCGAACTGCCACTGTTCGCTGCGGTATGGGAGGTAGACCGTGAGGAAGTACAAGAGCTTTTCGGCCCAGTTCAAGGCCGTCGCCGATGCCCCCGAGGGGGTCTTCGAGGCCATCGTCGCCGTCTTCAACAACGTCGACCGCGGCGGCGACAAGATCATCCCCGGCGCCTTCAAGGACTCGCTCGCCGAGTGGGATGCCAAGGCGCGGCCCATCCCGGTGATCTTCTCCCATCAGTGGGAGAACCTCGACGCCCACATCGGCCACGTGCTGGAGGCCAAGGAGGTCGAGGATGGCCTCTACGTCAAAGCGCAGCTGGACATGGACGAGGAGTTCGCCCGCCGCGTCTGGAAGAAGATGCGCGCTGGCACCCTGGCCGAGTTCTCCTTTGCCTACGATGTCGTCGAGGGCGCCTGGGTCGACGTCCAGACCGAAGGCAAGCGGCAAGCGTACTACGAGCTGCGCAAACTCGACCTGCTGGAGGTCGGCCCCTGCCTGGTGGGGATGAACCCCGAGACCGAGCTCTTGGGCGTCAAGAACAAGACCATCGACCCGGCGCTCGCGGAATACGTCGACAACGCGGTGGAAGCCGCTTTGGCGAAGCGGTTGGGCGGCAAGCAGGCCGGCAACGAAGGCCCCCCCGAAGGCGAGGCCCGCAAGACGGGCAAGCCGAGCGGTCAAGTGGGACCGAGCGTTTTGGCCGCGCAGGTGGCCGTCGAGCTGATCGAGGCAGGCATAGACGAGTAGCCCCCGATGGGGCAGGAGGATAAGAGGCGATGAACCTCGAAGAGCTAAAAGCGAAGATGAAGGCCGCTCTGTTGGCGGCTCGGGACATAGCGGACGCCGCCGAGAAGGCGGGCTGCGACTTCACGAGCGAGGAGCGCGAGCAGATCGCGGCCAAGCTCAAGGAAGCGAAGGCCCTGAAGGACCAGATCAAGTCGGCTGAGCAGGACGCCGCCGACAACGCGGCGCTCAAATCACAAATCGCCGAGCTGGGCGAGGGCATCGAGCTGGCCGAGAGGCCGTCCGGCCTGCTGGCGCCGGTAGCCCCTGGCAAGGGCAAGTCGCTCGGCGAGCAGTTCGTCGGGTCGCCCGAGTTCAGCCAGTGGATGAAGCGCTTCCCCAACGGGCGCATCCCGGAGGGGACGAAGGGCGTCATGAGTCCACCCGTCGGCTTCAAGACGTTGCTCACGGGCCTGTCCGACACGTCCGCCGGCGCCTTCGTGCAGACCGACTACACCGGCATCTACGAGCCGTTGGGGCGCCGGCCGCTGACGGTGCGCGACCTGATCACCAAGCGCACGACCACCAGCGACACGGTCGAGTTCGTGCGCCAGACGGCGAAGGTCGCGCAGGCAACCACCGTGGCCGAGGCGACGGCGACGACCGGCGACTCTGGCACCAAGCCGGAGGGCGCGATGGCCTTCGAGAAGGTCACGACCACGGTCAAGACCATCGCCGTCTGGGTGCCGGCGACGAAGCGGGCCCTGAGCGACGCCGCGCAGCTGCGCGGCCTGATCGACGACGAGCTGCGGGCCGACCTGGAGGAGCACCTCGAAGACCAGATCGTGGCCGGTGACGGCGACGGCGAAGACTTCGAGGGCATCCTGGAGACCTCTGGCGTACTGGAGCAGGCGTGGGACACCGATTTGTTCACGACCACGCGCAAGGCGCTGACCACGGTGCGCGTGACGGGGCGGGCGCGGCCGACGGCCTGGCTCATCCACCCCAACGACAACGAGACCATCGACCTCCTCAAGGACGGCGAGAACCGCTACTACTACGGCGGGCCGTTCGCCGACCGCGAGGGCGCGCTCTGGCGCCTGCCGCGCGTGGAGTGCGAGGCGGTCACCGAGGGCGAGGCCGTTCTCGGCGACTTCCGCAAGGCGGTGATCTGGGACCGTGAGCAGGCGAACATCAGCGTGAGTGACTCTCACGAGGATTTCTTCGTCCGCAACATGGTGGCGATTCTGGGCGAGATGCGGGCGGCGTTCGGGCTCATCAGGCCGAGCGCCTTCGTCAAGGTCGCTCTGGCGGCCGGCAGCTAGGATTCTCGGGCTGCGGTCTGACCCAAGCGGGCCGCAGCCCGCGATAGCGAGGGGGAGATGATCCCAAAAGGCGTGAAGACGATACCGGGCCTGATGACCGACGAAGAGCTGGCGCTCCTCTGCCGGATGGCTCGGTCGGCATCCTCGATTGTCGAGCTGGGCACCTACAAGGGGCGGTCCCTGGCGGCAATGATGCTGACTAACCCGCAGGCGCGGGCGTGGGCGGTGGACTGGTTCGGCGATATGAGCCACCGCGGCTACCAGGGCTCCACGGAAGCCGAGATGCGAGCCAACCTCGCCAAGCTCGGCCTGACGCCGGCCGGGATCATCTCAGCCACCACCACGGAGGCGGCCGGACGTTTCACCGAGACGGTGGACCTCCTGCACATCGACGCCGGTCACTCCTACGAGGAGTGTCGCGACGACCTAACGCGGTGGGTGCCGAAGGTCAACCCCGGCGGCGCCCTCTGCGTGCACGACTACGGCAAGGCGCGCAAGGCGGGGCTGGACCGGCCGGAGGTGCAGCAGGCCGTCGACGAGTGGCGCAACGACGGCTGGGCCGAGGTCGAGCGGGCCGGCACGATGGTCGCCTTCCGCCACCTCGTGGCCGAGGAGGGCGCGCTGTACGTGGCTTACGGGGAGAGGGCGCGAGAGCAGGCCAGGGTCGGCATCAACAGCCTGCGCGAGCAGGCACCGGGGCTGCCCGTCGCCATCGTGAGCGACAGCCCGTTCCCGGGGGCCGACCACAGCATCATCCATGTCGAGGTCGACCGCGGCGCGCGGGCGCAGAAGACGCGCATTTATAGCCTCTCACCCTTCCGCCGGACCCTGTTTCTGGACGCCGATACGCGCGTACTGGCGAGCCCGGTGCCCGGCTTCGCGCTGCTGCAGTACGCCGACCTCGTGCTGGCGCAGGACCCGCGCAAATCGTTCGCCGACGTGACCTGGCCGGACCTCAATCGTGAGGAGATGGCGGCAACTCGTAAGGAGTTGGCGAGCCCGCATCTGTGCTACTTCAACAGCGGCGTCGTTCTTTTTCGCCGCTCTGAGCGCAACCGACGGCTGTTTCAGCGCTGGCATCAGGAGTGGAAGCGCTGGCAGCGCCACGATCAGATGGCCCTGCTGCGGGCAATGCAGCAGGAGCCGGTACGGTTGATGGCTATGCGCCATCCGTGGAACACGCATAAGCGCCACGAGGCGCAGTTCGTCTTCCACGCCCACCGCACGGCGAGCAGAGAGGGGGCGCCGAAATGAATGTGAGCGAGCAGGAAATCGAGCGGGCGGTAGAGCTGGCCTGGAAGGTGCCCGGCCTCTACCGCAAGGGCGAGGCGCGTTTCCTCTACCGGTTGGCGCGGCGCAGGGGCGAGTTCGTTGAGCTGGGCTGCTGGATGGGCCGCTCGACGGCCATTCTGCTGCAGGCGGCGCGGGTTTGGGGTGCCAGCGTGACGTCGGTCGACCCGTTCGTCGTGCTGCCAACCCAGGGCACGCAGGCCTCCGCCGAGCGCTGGCGGGCGAATCTACAGAGGGTGGGCCTAACGCCGCCACCGCTTCTGGAGATGCGGAGCGACGAGGCGGCGAAGGCTTACCGGGGACACGAAATCGCGCTGCTGTTCATCGACGCCGACCACTCTAAGGCAGGCGTCGCCCGCGACCTGCACGACTGGGCGCGGAAGGTGAAGGTCGGCGGCGTCGTGGCGCTGCACGATATGTTCTATCCCTCGGTGACCGGCGTCTGCCAGGCGGTGGCCGCCTGGTGGAGCAGAGAACGCGACGTGATCCGCGAGCCGAAATGGGAGCTGGTCGGCCTGCACGACTTCACTATCGCCTTTCGGAGGGTGGGATGAGCAGGGGTTTGATCTACATCTGCTGGGGCGAGAAGGCGATCCGCGAGGCGGAGGAGTCGATGGCTTCGCTGTGGCAGGTAGCGCCGGGTCTGCCGGTCTTCGTGGTGGGCGACGAGGCGGCCGAGCAACATTTCCGCCGCCAGGGGAAGCTGGCCGGCTTCGCTAGGCCGAATGTCGACCCGTTTCAGCCCGACCGGGCCGCCGGCTTTCAGTTCCTCGCCGGCCGCGTCAAGCCGTTGCTGCACGGCCTGTCTCCGTTCGACGAGACGCTGTACGTCGACGCCGACAGCGAGTTCGTGGCCTCGCCCGCGCTCGGGTTCGCCCTGCTCGCCAAGTGGGATTTCGTGGTAGCCGAGACGGAGACGCGCAGCCTCGCCAATGGCATCGCCGGCACGCGGGAGTGCCACTGGACGGCGAAGTGGCTGGGCACGCCCCACCTGCTCTACCACAACTCCGGCATGCTCTTCTGGCGGCGCAACGAGGCGACGGCTCGTCTGTTCGCGCTGTGGGCAGAGGAATGGCAGCGCTTCGAGGGCTGGGACGAGCAGGTAGCGCTCTTGCGGGCGCTCTTGCGTTCCGAGGCGCTTTACCTCACGGTGCCGCACACGTGGAACTGCCGTGAGGGCGCGAAGGCGGTCCTGCTGCACCATTGGTTCGGCACCAAGAAGGCGCGACAGACCGTGCAGAGGCCCGCCGCGCAGCCGAGGCGCCCGACTCGCCTGATCCACGTCGAGATCGCGCCCGGTCGCTCTGTTTGTTGCCGGCCGGAGGAGGCTGAGATGTACCGCGAGCGCTTCGCCCATCTGAGGATGCGCTGATGCTGATCAACTCTAGCGTGGTCAAGGGCAAGTGCCCGATTTGCGGTGCCGCCAACTGCGCCTGCGGCGGGCCGTCCAACGTGATGCCGGTGGACGCGACGGCGCGGACGCTGAGCGGCAAGCTGGTCAAGGTGCCGCTGCCGGGGCGCCCGGGGGCGAGCGTGCAGATCGACGAGCAGGAGGCCATCCGGCTGGGCCTGCTGCCCAAGAAGCGCGAGCCGGTGCGCAACAAGAAGCGCGCGACGGCGCCGAACAAGGGGAGGGGATAGATGGCCGCTTTCTGCGAGGTCGCCGACCTGGCCGCGCTGCTGCAGTTGACCATCGCCGCCGACGACGTCTCGGCCCTGGCCGCCATCCGCGACGCCTCGGCCGCTATCCAGAACTACTGCCGGCAGGTGATCGAGGAGGTGGAGGACGACGAGATCACCTTCGACGTGGCGGTGATGCAGAGCAAGCTCTTCCTGCCCGAATTGCCGGTGACGGCGGTCGCCTCCGTGGTCGAGGACGGCGAGGCGCTGACCGAAGACGACGATTACAAGCTCGCTCGCTTCGGCGTGCTGCACAGGGTCGGCGCCTACTGGACGGCGGGCGTGCAGACCGTGACCGTCACCTACTCGCACGGCTACGAGACGCTGCCCGACGACGTCGTGGCCGTCTGCATCCGCGCCGCGGCCAGGGCCTACCAGGCGGGATTGCGGGCGGCGGCCACCGGCGGCGAGGCTGGCGTGCAGGCCGTGACCATCGGCGACTACTCGGTCCGCTACGGCTCCGAGCAGTCGGGCGGCGAGTCCGGCGGCGGCACGCTGGGCGCCTCCTCGGCCGTGCTGCTGACCGAGGCGGAGAAGCAAACGCTCAGCCGCTATCGGTTGTGAGGAAGGGACGATGATACTGGCGGCGCTCTACATCCACACCGTGACCGTGAGCCGGCCGACGCGCACTGCGGACGGGCAAGGCGGCTGGGCCGTGGGCTACGCGGACGCCGGCTCGTTCCCGGGGCGCCTGCGGCCGGCCAGCGCCGCCGAGCGCACGGTCGCCGCCCAGCGGCAGGCCAGGGTGACGCACGTCCTCTACTGCGCCACCACGGCGGACATAAGGCGCGGCGACCTGGTCAGCGCCGGCGGCAACCTGGTCGAGGTGGTGGATATTCGGGAGCCGAGCCACATGGGCCATCACCTGGAGGTCGACTGCGCGGAGATCCAGAAGGAAGGCGAGCAGGAGGCGGGATCGTGAGCAAGATCGTGCGCGAGTGGAACGCCGACAAGGTGCTGGCCGAGGTCTCCGGCCGCGTGCTGAGCGGGATGGACAACGCCTGTCAGTTCGCCGCCGAGCGGGCGAAGGGCCACGCGCCGAAGCGCACCGGCACCCTGGCCGAGGAGATCGACTACGAGGTGGTCCCCGAGCGCAACAAGGTGGTCGGCTATGTGGGGGTCAAGAGGGGTGAGATCGGCGCCGTCAACCAGGGCAAGGCCTTCTACGGCTACTTCCACGAGCTGGGCACGTCGAAGATGCGCGCCCACCCGTTTCTCCGACCTGCGGTGTTCGGCAACGGCGACGAAATAGTCAAGCGGATACAGGGGGGCTAGGCGGTGAACCTGACGGCGGCCATTCACGACAGGCTAGCGACCGACGCCACGCTCGCGGCGCTGCTCGGCACTTACAACGGCGAGCCAGCGGTCTTCACGACTGACCCGGCCCCGGGCGACGCCTCGCTGCCCTACATAGTCAGTGCGGGCGAGGTCGCCGCCAGCCCCTACGACACCAAGACGACGCGGGGCCGGCAGGTCTGGCGGGACGTGCGTTGCTACGCGCCGGCCGACGGCTCGGCCGTGACGGTGGAGGCGATGGCCGAGCGGGTGCGGGCGCTGCTGCACCGGCACGCCCTGGCGGTGGATGACTTCGAGACGTGGGTAGCGGAGTGCGGCGGCCCGATCGCGGCCGATGAGGAGGACG